GGCGCCATCTGGCAGCAGCGGCCGTTGCGGCGATGTGAGGGTATCCCCTGCAAAGTGTCGTCAATCACTCTTGTCAAACGCCTAAGCCGCCATGACTCTGAAGCCGCATCGACAGGAGACCGAATCCAATGCGGACAGCGCCCTCATCGACCAGCCGCCACCGGGCATGGCCCAAGCAGCGAGGCACCGGTCAGCCGATCCTCTATCAAGCGCTCGTAGCGCTCTCCCTGATGATGGCCGCCGGCGCCATGCTCTATGTCCCCGAGCAGCTGAAAGGCATCGCCATGATCGACGGCGCCGTCTACGTGGCGGTGATGGCGAGGATTCTGCAGGCGCAGAGTCAGCACCGGGCCTTCGAGCGCCTGCTGTTCGCGCGTGATCGATAGCCTCTCATCCATGCCACCAACCGTGCGCCGGCCTTTGCCGGCGGGGGCGATCAGCCCCCGCCTTCATCCAGCGGCCCGAGGATCTCCGGTGCCGGCGGGTTCTCCGCTTCCCACACGCGATCCGTCGCGGCCTTGATCAGCGCCATCAGCTTCCAGCCAGGCTCGGTGATCTGTTCGCCCGTCTGCGGGTTGGCGAAGGTGTATTCGCCGGCCAGCAGGTCACGGATTGGAGCGCGAACCGTGCTGTCATAGCTCCGGGTGTTGACCTGACCAGTGCCAGGGTTCCAGTCCACCCGGTCGAAGTTGAACAGCACTGGGCCATCGTTGTTTCGAAAGTCCCATTGCACCTCGATCCGGGTCGCCAGCATCTCGACCCGGTTGTTGTTGCTCTCGGAAAGAATCGGTGACATCTCATTGCTCCACGGAAATGATGCCCAGCGTCTGATTGATCACCACACCGACCGTACCGCCGCTCGCCGTGCCGGTGGCCACGTTGCGGGTGACGATGATGGCCCGGTAGGTGAACTGCTCGGTGCCCGGGGTGTTGTCGGTGAAGGTGTGCGAGCCCGCCATGCGCGAGGTCAGCTGCGACGGGCCACCCTGCTCGTTCAGAACCTCATAGTTGCCTGTGACGTTGAAGTTGGTAATGAACTGCTCTCCGCCGCTTCCGACCTTCCGGTAGATCGCGATGGTGGCGTTTACAGGCCCGGAAACCCCGGTCCACCGGCCCGTGTGCGCCGTGTCGGTCTTGGTCATGTCATAGCTGACCACGACGTTCTTGGCGCGCCCCAGGGTCGAGAACGGCCCGTTGATGATCTCGGCGTTGCCGTTGGTCGAAGTGGTCTGCACAGCGTTCTTGAGCACGCCGGCCGACAGGCTGCCGCCGAAGTAGCCACTGCCCTGGTTGTCAATCCAGAACAGAGCATTCGCCTTGCTGGCGTTGGCCGGGTTGGAACCCACACCAAACCACATCATCAGGTCTCCGGACACGCCGAACGGCTTGCCGTGCACCATCATGTAGGCCCCGGAACGGGTGATCCAACGGCCGCCTTCGAACGTTGTGCTACCAGTGTTGTTCGGATCAACGATGCCGAATCGATCAGCAACGAAGTCGATCCGACCGATGGTGCCGTTGTTGACCGACGTCATGCCAATGGCCCGGCCGTTGACATCCAGCGCCCAGGTGTAGGACGCCTGCAGCTGGCTCTGCCCGTTCTCCAACTGCGTCGCGCGCACTGACAGCGCCTGCGTGGCCGATGCCGTCAGATCTATCGCCGTGTCGTCGCTCCACAAGGTGGGAGTGCGACCAAGCTCAAGCTTGGTGCGCCGCACACTGTTGAAGACGTCCGTGCCTTCGAAGATGACGCGGCAGATCAGGTACGTCGTACCTGGGGGTGCGTCGATCGGCACGAAAACCTGCTGCCACATCCCAATCTTGCTGGTATCCGAAAGAAGCGTGTCACCAGCGATCAGGCCTTGCGCGTTGAATGCCCCAATCTCAATGCGAACATTGCCGACACTGGAGTTGCGATATACCTCCGCACTCAGCACGTAGCTGCCGGCGCCGGTGTTCACCAGCTGATCGCTGGAGACGCCACCGGGTGATGGGCCAACCGCAAGGTAGTTGCCATACTTCGGCTCGTTAAGGATCGCACTCTCGACCGCTGGCCGGCTCCAATACACGAAGCCTCTGGCATATGACGGGTCCTTGAGCATGTTCGGCGCACCGCCCAGCCTTGCCGAAACCTGCAGAATCGCACTGCCTTGGGAATCCACCCTGCCATCCAGTTCGGTGACTTGGCTTTTCAGCTGCTGGAGCCCCTCGGCACTGGCCTTTCCACCCAAGGCCGCATTGGTGCTGTCGAGGCGCTGGCCCAGCGCGTTGTCGCGATCCACGCTCGCCTGCTGGACGGCGTTCACGCTCGCCGTGCTCGCTTTGTCACCCAAGGCCGCATTGGTGCTGTCGAGGCGCTGGCCCAAGGCCGAGTCAGCATCGGCGCGTGCCTGCTGCTCGCTGGCGACCTGTGCAGATGTGGCCAGCGTTCCAGCACCCGCCGGCATCCGCGCAACCACGGCGTCCACGCGACTGGCCTCAGCTTCAATGTCGCTGGCGTTCTTGGTGGACATGCTGATGGCGGCCGCCAGCGCATCGCCCACCGAGGTGTAGTCGCCGATGGCCTCCCACACCGCCGGATTGGTGCCCGGCTCCACGTCGACGTTCTCGGCCAGCGCCCGGTATAGCGTTCCAGCGCGGCGCACGAAGTCGCCGGCCGGGTAGGTCGTGCCGGCCGCCCATTCGTCGGCGCCGACAATGTCCTCCAGGATGCCGTTGAGCGCGGCGACCTGCTCGTCGGTGTACTGCCGCGCCTTGCCCACGGCTTCGTTCACCGCGGCCACGTCGCCCGCCAGGCGGTCGATGATCTCCTGCCCCACCCGCTGATTGGCCCGCTCCGCCTCTTCCCACGTCTCCTGCATCTGCTCGCCGAGGTTGTTCCCCAGCGTCCGGGACAACACCCGCATTCCCGTGGACAGCGCGCCGCTGGTGTTGCGCGATCGGCAAGCAAACGTCCATTCGCCCGAGCTCGGCAGCACTGCCTCAAAAGCAGCAGCGTGATAGCCGGTATCGCCCAGAGGCGTCATTTGGTCCCAGGCCGGCGAAGCGATCAGGCCTGGCATGTAGCGGATCTCTACGCCGGCAAAGTCAGCCGATTGAATGGTGTCACTGAGGAATCCCCACGTGTAACGGCGCACGCCGCCGCTCAGCTCCTCCACGTCGAACAGGTCCACCAGCACCGGCGGCACGTCTGCGCCGATGGTGTTGTAGATCAGGCTGACCGCAACACCCGCCAGTCCGTCGGGGCTGTACGGCCGCACGGTAACTGGATAAGTGCCTGCTGCAGGGATGCGCCAGCTGGCCGAACGGGTGACGGTGCGCGCGACTTCCTCCAAAGCGGCGTTGCCGTCGAGGTCGCTCAGCACCACGATGTCGCCGACCGGACCAGAGATGTCGAACGAGGCCTGCAGCTCGGTATAAACCGTATCGCCCTGCACCACCTGTCGTTCGGTCATCTTCAGGTTGCTGGCGACCGGCCGCGTCTGCAGCTGCGAGCCATTGCCCGGGGGGATGTACTCACCGGTTTTGACGTAATGCCAGAACTCCTGACTCTCGGGCACCACGTCCACAGCGGCGCCCTTCAGATCGCTTTCCGGCCGTACACCGACCACGCGCACGCGGTAACCCGGGGTCTGCTTGAAGTCGTAGATCCAGATAGTGTCCCAGGCCGGATTGGCATTGCTGTTGCCCGGCAGCTCGGCATCGGTCGGCCACGCGTCGGCCAGCTGCAACTGGTCGCTTTCTCCAGTGAAGGGCGCGACCCGTAGCACGCGGTACACCCGCTCGCCAGGGATGCGCAGGCCGATGTAGGCGCTTCCCTGCGCGGGCGCGGGCACCGGCACGTCAAGCTGCAGCGTCACGGCTCGCCCCGGCCCCATCGATGCGGAAAGGACCTGACCGCCGAAGCCCCACTGGGTCAGATCGTGCTGCAGCGCCAGCACCGACATGCGGCCGTAGGACATGTGTTCGATATCGGTGCTATAGGTGATCGTCTTGTACTGAAACAGGCTCTGCGCAAAGTGCCAGCGCGCCAGAAGTGCAGCGTGTGCCTCACTGGTGACGCCCTCGCCGGACACCTGTGCCGGATTGAGCATGGTCGTCACGCCTGGTGCTGGCACGCGCAGCGTCTTGGCCTCCCACGTAGTGCGGTCGAGGTAGCTGTACTCGATGCCATCGGCAGCGCTGGCCAGGGTGTAGTCGACCTGGAACTGCCCCTTCTTGATGGTGGCCATGTTGACCACGCCCGACAGCGGCTGTTCGTCCGCGGCCCACACCACGGCCAGCCGGCCGCGGGGCCAAGCGATCTGGCCGAAACCGGCCAGGGCGATCGCGTCGAGCACACCTTGATGGCTGCGCACCTCAGTCAGCCAATAGTCGTATGTCAGGTCGTTCGCAGCGCAGTGCAGTGTGAAGGCCTTCAGGGCCTCGACATCGATCTGACGGTCGGGCAACCCCATCCCGGCAATGCGCTTGCCAGTGGGATCAGTGAAGCCTCGGGCATAGGCAAGGATCTGCGCACCCGGATTGTTGCTGAACTCGGTCACCCAGCCGATGGCATCGCCCTTCCACACCGGGATCGGTGACGAGTGCGCCACACAGCGGATCTCATCAGGCGCGCCGTTGAGCTGGCCCGAGGCTCGCATACGGATGCCGATGCGCGAAATGCCCGGGTATCCCGGCGGCTCCCGTCGAACGCTGGTCAGCGTGGTCCAGGTGAAGTTGGCCTGGGCGCCGCTGCCATCGGTGTTCTGACCGGCCACTCGCACGCGCACGTCGTACTGCCCCTCGGGCACATCCAAGGTGTAGCTGCGCTTCTGGGTCTTCTGGGTGCGGCCAGAGACGCTGTAGTTGCCGAAGTTCAGCCAGTTGCCGGTGCCGACGGCCCGGTACTGAACCTGAAGCTGCTCCCGGTTGTCCTTTTCCTTTCCCTTCGACGTCACGTCCCAGATCTGGAACTCGACGCCCACCACCAGGCGGATCGTCCGCTCACTGCCGGTACGCTGCACCCATTGCCCCGGCCGATTCTTGGGATCGCTACTGGTGTCGAGCAGCCTACCACCCTCGACCACAGCCACGTTGCTGTAGATCGGGATGTCCTGGTCGGGCATGCCAGAGAAGCCGTTGTACCAGACCTGCACCCCTTCGAAGCTCGAGAGCAACGCATCCCCGTTGTAGAGCTCTTCCACTCTGGCAACGTTGATGCCGGGAGTCAGCAGAAGCGAGACGAACTGCTGGTCGCCTTCGTAGTTCGTGTACGGTAGGCTCGCCACGTCCGGAGCGATGCGCACCGACCCGAACAACAGGCCCAGCGGCTCGTAGGGCCGTGGGCGGTTGCGGGGCGCGGACAGAGCGAAGGTGCTTTCGGCGGGCGCGGCGGCGCTGGACTGCTTGGGCTGCAGCACTTTGTTGATCAGCAGACTGCCGGCCAGATATACGCCCGCACGTGCTGCCGCCAGACCAGCACCAGACAAGCCCGCCTTGGCCAGCCAGCCCGCCAGCATCGGCGCCTGGAACGCAAAGTAGGTCAGCGCGACCATGGCGACCAGGCGAACTGCGCTCTTGCCCACTGCCCCACGGACCTCAATGATCTGTCCATGCTTGGGATAGACGTGGCTCCAGAGGTGACGATCGACAGGACGACCGCCGATTGTTACCAGCCACGCCTGCCCGTCGAGCCCTTCTACGTGGCGCATCAGGAACGCATACAGAGACTCGCCCGGACGCAGGTCCACCGGCGCATTGCGCTGACCGTCCAGCAGCACCGGGTGGGGAGTGACGATCAAGCGACCGGCAGGGACAGGGGCGTCCATCAGACCCATGAGTAAAAGCCCTCGATTCGAAGCCCGAAGCCGGGCAGTTCACGCACGCGGTGCAGCACGCTGCAGCCGTTGCGCTCGTTGCTGTGCAGTACCCAGCCTTCATGGGCCAGGAAAAAGAAAACCCCGGCATGGCCGGGGTTTCGGTGGCCCTGATCGAACATCAGGACAAGGTCGCCGTCTTCAGGGGGGCCGTCTCGCCGATGCCCGTATGGCCGCGACAGGGTTCCCAGCTCGGCCGCACCCTGAGCACCGCGAGGGCGGCGCCCAGGCAGCGTGATCAGTCGTCCGAACAGTTGCAGCTGCACCAGCACCACCAGGTCGGCGCAGTCGAAGCAATTGGCGTCGTAGGGGACGCCCACGAACTTCTCCACATCCGCCAAGCGCATTAGAAGATCCCCGGCAGGGTGAACGGGTTGGCACGCAGCAGCACCGCCTGCTGACGGGTCAGGTAGTCGACGCCGCATTGCCCCGTCGCTGTCTGGCTGTTCACCGACACCTGTGCCATCGGAAGGTCGTAATCCGCCTCAATGACGTTGGGGTCTGCGCGATCGGTGATGATCAGCCGTGCGTTCACGATCTCGCCGGGCAACAGTCCTTCCAGGTCCTCCGTGATGTTTCGGCCGACGTTGTCCAGCACCAGCTGGAGCCGCGGAGCCTGGCCGCTCACGTCCTCCGGCAGCTTGAAGCCAAAGGGGTAGCCCACGTATACCAGACCCCGGCTTGTCCAATCGACCGTGTCGTTGGCAATGCGCAGAACCTCTGGGAACGACGGCGCGCTGATCTCGATCAGGGCCAAGGCGCTATCGGTGTCGGTCGTGCGCTGACGGCGCTCGGTGAACGTACTCATCGAAGGTACTCCACGACCGCATCCAGCCTGAAGTCACCGGGGAGCTTCTCGTCAGGCACAAGATCGCCAATGGCGCCATTTTCGAACCGTGCCTTGATCACCATCCCTGTATATGGATGCACCATCTCAAACCACCCGATTCGCTTGATCGCGTCGAAGTACCACGCATCAAAAGTCTTGGCGTCGTCAATGTTCGCGAAGTAGAAATTCATGGATTGCTTGACGAGCACCTGGCTGTTCAGAAGTCGCTGCCGCGGAACTCCCCGCTCCATCTCCGTTCTCTCGACCGAGGGATCGAACGAACGCTTCTGCCCATCGAAAGTGATCCTGGCAACAGCTGGCAGAGTTTCCATCAGATCGCATCTCCCAAACCGAAGCGGTCCTTGATTGCCGAGTACGTTGAACCTGTGCCGCCAGCGATACGCCCGCCAATTGCCTGGTCCAGCTGGCCAAGCAGCACCTCGATTTCGAGACCGCCATTCCCGGTACGCGATGCGCTGGCCGTCGTGCCTGCTGGAGCGTTCTTCACGCTCACATTCACGTCCAAGGGTCCAAGCGCGCCCCACGCACCTCGACCAGCTACCACGCCTCCGTCTGCATAGCCGCGCAACCCACGGCGCATGGCCTCGACCACACCCAGGCCGCCCGCACGTGCGATGTCAGCCTGCGACCAGACAACCTCGCCCTTGTGCACAACGCCGGCTGGTTCGTACATGCCTCCATCACCGGTGTAGCCGCCGGACGAGAAGCCCCAAGAGCCGGAGAACAGGGTTCCCACGTTCCCGGTGTGGCCACTGCCTCCGCCAAAGCCGTTCGCAATACCCATGACCGCCTGCCGCAATGCGATCTTGGCCAGATCAGCCAGGATGGAGCGGGTCATGTCTGAGAAGCTGACCTTCCCGCTCTGCGTGAACTTCACCCACACATCTTCGAGTCCGCTGAACACCGATCCGACAACACCGCCCATCTGCTGCGCGGCGTTGGCGGCCTGCTGGCGGTAGTTCTCCCATGCGCTGGCAGCCCCCAGCAACCAGTTGCCCTCGGCGGACTGGAGCTCTGCATACCCATCACGGATGGCCTGCACGCGATCCAGCGTCTTGGCCAGCAGGATCGCCTTCTCTTCATCGAAGGTGGAATCATCGATCTGATCCGCATTGCGCTGAAGTGTGAGCTGCCGGAGCTTTTCAGCCTGATCGTCGTACGCATCGTTGATGCGCTGCTGGATCTCATACTCGCGATCGCCCATGCCGACCTGGGCAACGCGTGTTTCCAAGTGGCGCCGCAGTGCAACGTTGCTGGCTTCGAGGGCGTCCGTATAGGCGTCGATCGCAGCCTTACGGGTCTTCGTCGCCCGCTCTTCCTCGGTAGCCAGCACCTGGAGTTTTGCCGCCCCCTCAGTCCGGACCTTCACCAGCTTTGCTTCGAGCTCTCCCAGCTGGCGCTTGACGGTGATTCCTTCCTTGCCAGCTGCGTTCTGCGCGCGCAGGAATGAGATCTGCCCCTCCAGAGAACGGGCATCGGCATCAGTGCCCGCCTGGGTCAGCTCCCGCATGCGGCTGTAGTACGCCTCGGCAGTGATCTGCCGCGCGGCATACTGTGCGCGAAGCGTCTGGGTACTGGCAGTAATGGACGCCTGCTCCTGCACCAGATCGTCCTTATACCCTTGCAGAGCTGCGCCGCGTGCCGCGGATCCGCTGCCTGACTTCGCCTTTTCTTTGTACTTCTTCTCGATCGCCTCGACCGCCGCAGCGCGACGACCTTCGATCTTCTCGACCTCTGCGGTCAGGCCGGCAGCCTCGGCCTTCCTGCGAGCGATCTCGGCTTCACCATTGACCCGGCCAATCTCAGCACGCTTCTTATCGAGCTTTGACTCTTGTTTCTCGATGATTCCGTCCATCTCTGAAACGAAGTCCAGAGAAGCAGCCTGCGCCGCCTTCAGCTCAGCATTCTTTCGCTCCAGCGAAATATCAGCTGCTATCTCTTTGATCTGCTTCGCCCGCGTCTGAATTCGCTGCTGGTATTGAAATACCCATGCGGAACTCATGCCGTCCGCGACGCCCTTGTTCATAGTTGCAACGTCACGCTGGTTAGCGAGCAACAGTTGCTGCATCTGCGCGGCCTGTGGGCCAGCACCGGCACTTGCTTGCATGGCGCCCCACGCCCTTGTCGCTTCGCTCCAGATGGTCCGCCAACCTCGAATGACGGGATTCTGACTAGCACGAACCCTGGCCAGCGCCATCTCCGTCTCACCCGCGGATGCGCGCGTGATTACCGTAGCCGCATCCTGATTGCGTCCCTGCTCCTGCAGCGCTTTAACCTGCTCGTAAAGCGCCACGGTCATGAAGTCGATCTTCTCGTTCAACTTCGCGGCATTCTTCACCGGATCCTCTGCCAATTTGGCGTACAGGGACACTGTCTCCTCGATGGATTGGCCGGTTATCTCCTTCATAGCGACGGCTGCATTGGCGACTGCCTGCATGTTTCGCTCAGCAATTCGGCCATTTGAACCAATCGCCAGCGCTGCCTCTTCGCCCGCGCCTGCAGATACCTGCATCGCCTTGCTCGTGTGCTGTGCCAGCGTAACCAATGTCAGTGTGGTGGCCGCCGCCTCATTTCGAGACAGGACCAGTGCCTTGGTGTATGCCTCCTGCTGCTTTTCAGCGTCATACCAGGCATAGACGAGCACGCCAACAGCCGCGGCAGCGACCGTGTACGGGTTCACCATGCCCAACAAGGCCGACGACACACCCTTCAGCGCCGGCTCCACACCGCCGAAGCTGTCCTTGATCTGGCCACCTTGCTGCACCAGCACGGTGAAGAAGGGCATGCCGCCCTGCAGGCTGGTGAAGATGTCGGTGAACTGCGCCGGCAGCTGACGCATGGCCTGTGCCGTCTGGCCCGCAGAGATCCCGAGGTCCGAAATCGGGTTCTTCGCCGGCAACGGCCGGCTGGCCTCGCCGCGCACTTCGCGCAGCTGCCTGGTCAGCATGCCCAGGCCCTGCCGAATGTCGGCCAGGTCGGCGCTGATACGTACACGCAGGTTGGCAGAGGGCTCAGCCATTTGTGGGTAACTCCTTCGGGGGGTGTGCCGGAGCGGTGCCGGTCATCAGGTTCTGGAACTGCTGCCAGCCGGCTGCATCGGCGCCGAATGCGACGCGGACGGCCAGTGCGAGCTCGGCCAGTCGCTGCCGGTCATCCCTGGCCGCAGCGGCGGTAAAGGCCCGCAGCTGCGCCAGGGTGTAGCCGAGTACTTCGCGCCGGCGGTGCCCGCGCGCGATCAGATACTGGGCGAGGTCGGCAGCGCCGCCGGGCTGACCGTTGCCCTGATCGCCTCCACTATGCGCCTCAGGCGTAGGGCAAAAAAATCGCGATTGAGGCCCGCCACCGCCTCGAGCAGCTGCGCCACTTCTTCCAGTGACCCTGCAGCAATCCACTGCGGTTCGCGCCCGACCACCACGGCCAAGGCAGTGGCGATCTCGGTGCTGTCCTGTTCGAGCAGGTCCAGCACCAGCGCTCCGACGTCGACCGCCGACGAGCCCTCGGGCAGGCCAGCGATCATCGCGATACGCCCGATCGTGGAACGGCTGGCGGTTATGAATGGCCCCAGCTGTTCGAGCCGCAACGGCCCCACTACCAGCACTTCACCGCGGAATGAAACTGAGCGAGTGGGCGGGGTGATGGCGTCCATGTCCTGCACCGTCACTTCTCCTGCTGCCAGTAGAAGTAGGCCGATTTGTCGCTGCCAGTGGCCTTGGCGGCGTCCTTCAACAACTTGCCCGGCACGCTACCCTGGCCGAACTCGTTGCCGATGAGCCCCATGCTTTCGATGACGCCGCCGGACACCTTGTGGCACACCAGGCGTACGGCCTTGCCGCTGCGTGCTTCGTTGGCGCCGTAGAACTGAACTTCGTAGAACTTCTGGCTGGTAACTGCGGCTTCGACGTGGCCGAGAGCCGCGTTCTTGTACGAAACCTTGACGTTCGGGCTACCGTCGGGGTCGGCGGCTGGGATTGAGGTCCCGACCGGGATGAACAGCATCCCGCGCTCCAGGCGGTAGTCCTTGCCCGCCTCATACGTGGCGGTACCCGTCATCGGCTTGACCGAGGTGATCTCGGCAGCAATGCGCGCCAAGGGTGCATATGCGCCTACCGATACGCGCACTGCCTCGTCAGCAACGGTGCCGGCAGCGATGTCGGAGGCCTTGCCGCGGGTGGCGCGCGCGAAGTTCGCCGGGCTGAAGTCGTGGAAGGTGTAGTTGAGATTCCACCCGGTGACACGGTCGACACTATTGGCCGTTCCGCCACCCGGGTTCTGGTTGTCGGCCAGCTCGATGGTGTTGGTCTGCGCCGAGGTGCTGAACGCGGAAACGTTGCCGATTTCTTCGAACGGCAAGCCGCTGTTCCACTCACGGATGAGGACGATGCCGCTGCCCAGGTAGCTGTAATCTTCGGCCATGATGGCTCTCCAGTTGGGTTGCCGCGGTGCGGCGGGTTACTTCTTGGGGATGTGGGACTGGTAGGTGATCAGCACGCCGACCCAGCCGGCGCTGGCCTTCTCCGGCATCAGCGGCTCCATGCCGAAGTAGACCGGCACCTGGATGCCGTCAGGGAAGTTGCGGGCCACCTCGCGGCTGTCCATGGCCGCCTCGATGTCGGTCACCAGGTCGTCCAGCTTCTGCTGGTACCCATCGGTGTCTGCGGGCACCTTGGCGATGACGCTGACCGTGGTAAGGCGGTGCGTGCTGGCCTTTGAGGGGCTCTCCGGCCGCTGCTGCTTCTCGATCAAGGCCGTCAGCACAGCCTGGGTATCCTGATCGCCGGGCTTCGGCTCCAGCGTCCACCCAGCACCGGCGTCAGTCAGGTAGCCGTTCTCGACGCTGATCAGTTGAAGCGTCTTCTCCATGGCCAGCAGCAGCTGACGCCGCGGGCTGGGGCTTGGCTCAGGCACGGGTAACCTCCCACTGCTCGGTGGATTCATCGCCACGGATCTTCTGGAACAGCTTCAGCCGGCGGCCGGTTGCGTCGATACGCACCACACCACCATCTTTCGGGGTGATCTCGGCCAGCTGCAGCGTGACCCGATCAATGGTTGTCGCGATGGGCGCTACTTCATCAGGTGTGAACTGCTCGACGGCCTCGTCCAGCAACACGGTGCACGGCACCTCTGCCGTCCCCCCCGGTTCCTTGTAGTGGGCAGCATCGGCGACGCCTGCTGCGGCGAAGGCACTGAACGCGATTGCGTCGCAGGCCTGCATGAAAGCTCTCTGGTTCAAGGCAGTGGCCTCGCGGTTTCCATGGCCTTCTCCAGCTCGCGCTTCAGGAAGAAAGGCATCAGCCGCTTCCAGGTGTCCTCGGCCATGCCGAAGATGTCGTAGCGCGGAGTGTAGGTGGCGGTGTTGGTGAATATGAAGATGGATCGGACGCCCGATCCGCGCCCGATCCGCTCGTAAATGCCTGGGCGCAGTGCGCCGCGGCGCTTGGTGATCACGAAGTACTCGCCATCACGGTTGTTGCCTTTGCCCCGTCGCCGCTTCCGGCTGACGTTGGTCTGGTTCTGGTATCGGTCCCGCTGCGCTCCCAGCTGCGACAGGATCTTGGTCACCTGGCCTGCAGGCACATTGCCGAACTGGTTGGCCTGGGCACCACGCCCCATCACCGCAAACTGCGTTGGCGACAGCAGACCCCGGCTCTGCAGCAGGCGTTCGAAGCCCTTGCGTCGCCGTTGGCCTCCATCCACCTCTGCCAGCAGGTATTTGGCCGGCGGCGTGCCCTTGAAGGCTTCGTCGCGGATGTAGATCTCGGCGTACGGCTGGTCCTTGGTGGCCTTGCGGTACATGGCCGCATTGACCGTGAGCGGCGTCGGGCGGTCGAACACCTTCGGTGCCTGGCGCTTCCAGCGCTCGCGGATCTCGTAGGCCACTTTGTTGGCGGCCTGCGATGCGGCATAAGGGAGCTGCGACTGCTCCAGCTCGGTCAGCTGTCGCCCGAAGGCGTTGTCGGGGTCGACCCCGATCCTGATCTGGGCCATACACCCTCCTGCCCGGCCCGCCGAAGCGGGCCAGGCACTGCTGGCTTACTTCGCGCCGGCCTTCAGGCGGATCACCGCATCCGGTCGGGTGTTGATGTTCAGCGGGTTGGACTGGCTTTCCAGCTGGATGCCCTTGTCCATGCGCATCTTCGCGGTCTTGGTGTAGTACGGCAGGCCGATACCGCGCACCGTTTCCAGGTAATCCGCCGGCGCGAAGCGGGTCAGGAACATGTCCGGCACACCCAGCGGGAACGCGATGGCTTCGCCGTCAGCCAGGGCCAGGTCACCGCCGGTGTTGCCCTGCAGCTCTTCGAAGGTGATATCGCCGAACACGAAGCCCTTGCGGACGTCGTCGCGCAGCGCGGCACCGTCCTGCCAGCGCTCGTAGGCCTTCTGCACTTCCGGGTGGTCGGTCAGGGCGTCGAAGAAGCCGGCGCTGCAGAACACGTGGATGCCGGTGTACGGGATACCGCCCAGCTTTGCCTCGATCGCGCGCTTGATGGCGATGCACTTGCCGCGGACCTTGGTGTCATCCTTGTTCAGCTCCATGCCGATTGCGACCTGCTTGACACCGAATTCTTCGTAGAAGTCGATGATCACCGAGCCGTCGGCATCGAGCAGCTTTCCCTGCAGCGCGCCCATGCGGTGGTACTCGATGGTGAAGTCCAGGTCGCGCTT